CTTTAACACCAAAGAGAGATGAAAGACACGCTCCTTGAACTAATGAACCGAGACCTTAACGATAACGGTATAGAGAATGATTAGTCTAATCCTTGTTACCATAATGGTACTATATATGTTGCGTAGGGAATACCTTCGCTGCCAAGCGTTAGAGAAAATACTGAAAAGATATGAAGACGATACTACGAAAAAGAAAACACATTAGAGAACTACAGAAGTTTCTGGAGATGCTAATGATTGACAATGTCAACCTGTCTATACAAGCAAGTAGATTCGGTTGGAGTACAGAGTTGCAAGACACGATTACCAACAACGCTCTACTCACACGCAAATACCAAAGAAGACTACGACTAATAAGAATGTAATGGAAAGTAAAAGCTCAAATGTCCTAATCAACAGGAACAACCTAAACAACCTCTTTGAGTTGTTAGTACAGATACACTTAAGAGGGCAACTCTCAAGAGATGAACAAGCCTTCGTGAGGAACTTCATAGAACTACCAGATGCTCCTACACGAGAGAACAGACAAGCTCGTAGAGCTAACACCCAAGCAATCAAGAAGCTATTTAGAGAAGAGGCTAAACGCAAGAGAGAAGAGTAGGTTAACATACTAAAGTAGTATGATATAGTATGGGGTTTAAAGAAGGACAAGAGAAGAAAGGTGGTAGAGCAAAGGGGACACCCAACAAGTCTACTGCCGAGATTAGAGATGCATACCAGAAGTTAGTAGAGAGCAACCTCACTAATATGACCGAGTGGCTTGGAGAGGTAGCGAAGCAGAACCCAGAGAAGGCAATGGAGCTTATGCTCAAGTTAAGTGAGTATATGATTCCTAAACTTGCAAGGCAAGAGGTTACAGGTGCAGATGGTAAAGACCTATTCAAGAACATTACCTTTGAGTTCGGTACACCAATCAATGAAAGAGACGAATGACAGTAACAGGGTTCAACCCTCATAAGGTTCAAGCAGAACTATTACAATCTATTGTAGGGGGTAACGAGAAGTACCACATAGCTTCTATAGGAAGGCAGTTTGGTAAGTCTATGATGGGTATGAACCTTGCATTGTATTGGGGCTTCAACAATAGCCCCTGTAAGATACTATGGGTATCACCTGTATACTCACAAGCGAATAAGGTGCAGAAAGAACTGATGTCTGCCGTAGGTGCAAGTGGTGTAGTGAAATCTAATAACTACTCAACCAATGAGCTTGAACTAAAGAACGGCAGTACCATCTACTTCCGTAGTGCAGAAAGATACGACAACATAAGGGGTATGACTCTGGACTATGCCATCATAGATGAGGCAGCGTTCATTAAAGACGATGCTTGGAGTGAGGCTATCAAGCCGACCCTACTTGTAAGAGGTAAGAAGGTTCTCTTCATCTCTACACCTAAAGGTAAGAATTGGTTCTACGAGTTATTCCAATATGGGCAGAGTGATGACTACCCTAACTACAAATCATATAAGGGCAGTTCTTACGACACTCCGTTTATTTCAAGAGATGAGATAGACGATGCCAAGAGAACAGTTCCAGAACTCATATTTAAGCAAGAGTATTTAGCAGAGTTCATAGATGGTGGTGGTGAGGTCTTCGCTAATATAGACCAATGCACATTCCCTTCTTACCCTAAACCACAAGGTAAGGTATTCGCAGGATTGGATATAGGTAAGCAGGAGGACTACACAGTCCTTACGCTAATGGATTCTAAAGGTAGGATTGTAGATATCTATAGGGACAATAAGAACCAATGGTCAGTAATGATTGCGGAGGTAGTGAAGAGGGTGAGGCAGTTCAATGCCTCTTTACTCGTTGAGGTGAATGGTGTAGGTGACCCTATCTTTGAGCAGATAAAGAGTCAGTATGCAAATACCCATCCCTTTGTCACTACGAACAAAAGCAAGAATGAAATCATAGAGGGGCTTATATTGGACTTTAATGAGGTGAGTGTACACATACCATCAAAAGAATTATTCAGTCCCTTATATAGCGAGTTAAGCTACTTCACATACGAGTATAGCCCAAAGACACGAAGCATTAGATACGGACACCCTACAGGGTTACACGATGACACGGTTATGAGCTTGGCTCTATGCAACTACAATAGAAAGAAGAATAAGACATATGGAACATACGCAGTTAGGTAAGGAGGTAAAGGTTATACTACCAGAGAACGCAAGAGAACTGACTATAGAGCAGTACCAAAAGTTCCTCAAGGTTGAGGGAGATGAAACCTTTATGACCCTAAAGGCAATAGAGATATTTGCTAATATCCCATTGAAGGTAGCCTATGCAATGAAGGCTGATGACATATTAGACATCTCACAACACATATTATCTATCGTAGGTGGTAAGCACCCACTCGTTAGGAGATTGTCCTTTAGAGGCAAGGAATATGGATTCGTTCCTAATATGGAAGAGATGAGCTTTGGGGAGTACATAGATTTAGATGCCTACCTATCCGATATGGATATGTTGCATAAGACAGTTGGTGTGTTGTACAGACCTGTAACGAAAGAGAAGGGGGACTTGTATGAGATAGAGCCGTACAATGGTACGGATGGATATTCGGACTTTCCTTTAGATGTTGCATTAGGTGCAACGCTTTTTTTTTATCGTTTAAGCAACAAGTTATTGAAGAGTACTCCGACCTCTTTGGAAGTGGAGACAACACCGACCTTTCAGCCTCCGCAAACTTTTCAAGGAAGTGGGGATGGTATGGTAGTGTAGACCACCTCGCAGGTGGTGATGCAGCAAGATATGATTCTATAACCAACCTACCCTTGAGACAATGCCTTACTAAATTGGTGTATGACAAGGAGAAGGCAGATGTAGAAAGAAAGATGCTTAAACACTAACTCAAAGAGGTGGTTAACTTATTATGAGTTTCTACGATATAACCACCAAGATAAGAGAACACCTCATTGCTAACAAGCAGGTGAACACCGTTACAGAAGGTGACATCTTTGAGGTAGACCTCAACAAGCAGACTATATTCCCATTGTCACATATTATGATAAATAGTGTGACATTCAACGACATTGGAGTTACCTACTCAATGAGCATTCTATTTATGGATGTTGCTGATGTGAGTAAGGATGACCCAAGAGATGAAGACGAAATCTTCTATGGGGTAGACAACAGACACGACATTCTAAACACCCAACTTCTGGTAGCTAACGATTTAGTGAGCAACTTAAAGAGAGGTGACTTAATGCAAGACAAGTACCAACTTAATGGTACACCATCTTGTGAGCCTTTTGAGGATAGGTTTGAGAACTTGTTGGTAGGTTGGAATCTAACCTTGTCTATAGACATTGCTAATACTATCACCACTTGTCCGTAGCAAAACAAAATACAGAGAGAGTCTTACGGCAGTTTGCCGAGAGAGTAATCAAGGCAGCGAGGCTGAATCTTGGTGCTACTCGTACTATTACTTACAACGATGGTAAGAAAAAGAGACGAAGACAAGTATCCTCTGGAAAGCTCAAGGATAGTTTAGACTACTCACTCACTACAGGAGTACACCTACTTATGTCTTTCACTATGGAAGACTATGGTAAGTTTATAGATGAAGGGGTTAGTGGAACAAAGTACAAAGTACCTAATGGAAGTAGATTTGCATTTGATGGTAAGCAACCTCCTATGGGTTCTATCCGTACTTGGATGGCTCAAAAGAAAGTTAAAGCAAGAGACCTAAAGACCAATAGCTTTGTGAAGCAGACAGAGGCGAACCTCAACAGGGCAGCCTTCTTAATAAGCAGAAGTATTAAGCAACGAGGGATTCCCAAGAGTGAGTTCTTTCAAGCACCATTTAGATTAGAGTTTGAGAAGTTACCAGAGGAGGTACTACAGGCTATCTCTATGGATGTAGATGAATTTTTGAAATTTACCAAGCGATGAGTGTAATAACACCAACAAGTTTAGTGGGGGCAAGAAGCCCTATATATGTTACGGCTAACTATTCAGCCCTTGCTACATCTCTAACGGATGTAGAATTTGAAGTATACATATGGCAAGGGTCAAGGTCTTCAAGACCTGCATCAGCACAATACACTTTATTTAGAGATGTGTTTGCAGGAACTGATGTCTCATTTGACATTGCTCCTATGGTACAAGAGTACCTATCTAATGCTTACGAGAACCTTGATGGTACAACTGTAGCCTATGCACCTGATGGTAGCGTAGTATGGGTGCAGATGGATTACACGGTCAACTACCAAAACAAAGCAGACCCACCTGTAACGGTTAACGATACAGGAAGCACCGAAATCTTTGAGGCATCTAACGGCTACCACATATTTATTGAGGCGGCTAACAAAGAGGTGAACAAAGGATTCGCAAGTGTCAATGCAGTTAAATACATTAAGGACTCTGGCAACGAAGTAGTGCCTGTATATCTTGGTAAGTGGGGAGAGGGCTATGACATCTATTGGGCATACAAGGATAGAGTAATTGCTGATGGAGGTACGGTTGAAGGCGGTAGTGCTTGTGCTAATATCGGTCTATATAAGGTAGAGTATTTAAGTGATAGCGGATATAATGTAGACCTACTTATTACCGAAGCGCAACTACAAGGGCTACAAGCAGAGGAGAGAGTGATGCTACTACCTTGTGGTGTTACCAACCTTACAACTTGGTTGGGTAGTGTCGGTGAGCCGTTGGTCTATGTAAATTACTACGACCTCAACCTCAAGGATAAGGATGGTACTACATTAGACACTCGTAGATTCTATCCTACTTGTGAGAGTAAGTATTCACCAAGCGTTATGCAGTTCGTAAACAAGAACGGAGTTTGGGAGAGTGTTACCTTCTTTAAAAGAAGTGACTCTACAATAAACACTACTACGAATGAGTACAGAAAGTCTTTAGGGAGTTCTGGTTCTACAGGGTTCACCTACGACACGACTGCCCATAAGTATCAACGCATAAACACGAATGGTAGAAAGAGATTTACTCTTAATACAGGTTGGGTAGGTGAAGACTACGATACTATTATGGAGCAGATGCTGATGAGTGAGCGAGTAATGTTAGATGGTCTACCTGTCAATGTTACTACCAACTCATTGAACCTACAGAAGTCAGTAAACGATAAAATGATTAACTACATCATTGAGGTAGAAGAAGCATTTGACACAAGGTATGTATAGAGTAGACTTGTATATAAATGGTCAAAAAGCTGACCTATTTCCAGACGAGAGCATAGAGATAAACTTGAGTGTGCAGAACATTAAGGACATCTCTAAAGTCTTTGGTGGCTTTACTAATAGCTTTACCATACCTGCCTCTAAAGTAAACAACAAGATATTTAAGCACTACTATAATGTAGACATTGATGGTGGGTATATATCTAACTTGCGTACCAACGCTTTTATAGAGGTGAACAACAATCTATTTAGAGATGGTGTGTTAGAGTTGGAGGGTGTACAGATGAAGCAAGGGCAACCTTATGCGTATAGTGTAGGGTTCTATAGTAATGTCACTTCTTTGAAGGATAAGTTCGGTGAGGACACTCTTAACGACCTTGACCTATCGGCACAAGACCACACTTATAACGACACGAACATAGAAACAGGAATCAACAGTTATGTAGCAGGTACAGGAGATGCGGTAATATATCCAATGATTACACCTGTTACAAGATGGTTCTACAATAGTCAAGGCTCTCACGGAGATGGGAACATTCATTATCAAAACGACCCCACTCACGGGGTATTCTACTACGACTTGAAACCTGCAATTAAGTTGCAGAAGATTGTAGATGCGATAGAGGCGAAGTATGGTATCACTTTCCAAAGCGACTTCTTTGACTCTGCTGACTTTGGTAAACTATTTATGTGGTGTCATAGGAGAGCAGGGTATATGTTCAAAGACCAACCTAATGGTAGCACTAACGAGGTTATAAACTTCACGAGTGCCACAGGCTATGGATTCAACACTACTACAGACAAGTTTACATTTAATCAGTCAAGTATGGTTGATATGGACTACATAGATGTAGCCGTAACCTCTACAGATGACTATGCTATCTCTCTATATGTTAATGGAGAGTTGTACGCTAAAAAAGAGGATACAGGTAATGCAACTGTAAGGTTCATAACTAACCCTAATGATGGTGATGTCTTTCAAATTAAGTTCTCACCTATAGCGGCTTGGGATGCAAGTGTAATAAACTTAACGGCAGTTACTGCATCTTTTGTTATTGTCCCTATAACTACTCCTGTAAACATTGCAACGGCTTCTACATCCGCTACTCAAACATACACGGCAGATGTAATAGTTGCTGACCAAATGCCAGAGCAGAAGATTGGTGATTTCATAGGAAGCCTTGTAAGGGCTTTTAACTTGGTTATAGTTCCTGTAGGAAACGGTAAATACGATATTGAACCATTAGACGATTGGTATGCAGAAGGCTCTACAAGAGAAGTTAGTGAGTATGTTGATACAGAAGAGGTCAATATCAATAAACCATCACTATATCGTAGAATCAATTTTAAGTACAACGAGACAGGGGCTATACTTGGAGAACAATACAGACTCCAAAACGACATAGGCTATGGTGACCTTCGTGCTGACTTCGCATTTGATGGTGAAGAGTTTAATGTTGAGGTTGGCTTTGACAATATGCTCTTTGAGAGATTGACGGACACCTATGTTAATGGTGTAGGTCTTACTGAAATTAATGTAGGTCAATGTGTGACCAGAGAGTTAGAGCCTTATATCGGTCAGCCTATTATCTTCTATGCAGCAGGAAACTTGAGAATACCTTTAAACAACCATTGGAGTTATACTGATATGAATGATGGTGCTAATCAAAAGCAAGATATGTGGTTGATAGGAAATGTAAACAACCCTACTGCTGAAACGGTTACCAAGACCTTGAACTTCGGTACAGAGGTAGACCCATACTTGTTGCAAGGGTTTGCTACAGGCTTATACAATACCTATTGGAAAGACTACATTACTGACTTGTATGACAGAAAGAGAAGAGTGTTTATATACAATGGTCAGCTACCTCTTGGCTTAATGTTGGCATTGAAGATTAACGACAAGCTCACGATAGGTGAAAGAAACTACATTATCAATCAAATGAAGTTAAACCTATCCACAGGTGAGGCTCAAATGGAATTGCTCAACGA